CCTGTTCAAATACAGTGTCTACGACCGCCTGGACGGACCTGGCGGTGCCTATGCCCACTTTATCATAGACAGGCACACAAACCAAGCCAAACGTCTTGTGACGGTCTCCTAACCGGATCACACGACCGATAGACTGACTGATACCAATACAGTCCATGTTACGCATGAAGAGCACCGCTTCCAGACCGTTGACATTGATGCCTTCAGACAGGATAGAATGGTGAATTACCACGAAACGCTTCTCAGGATCTTTGCCCCAGGCATTAAGAGTCTTGAAGAACTCATCCCTGTCAACCTTGACACCATCAATAAAGGCACCAGTCTTTGACGTGATGTAGAGGCAAGAGTATCCACGCTCACGCAGTTGATGGTAGAAGTCTGACTCTGCCAGCAGTTTGACAATCTGACGTGTTGACCTAGCAGCAATCAGGATTTTGCTGAGAGAGTTGCCATCAATCGTATCCAGTAGGTTCTGACAGTCAGACTGTTTGAAGTCGCCCTGAGGCAGTTCCGTGATGGAGACCTTAGGTGGGAGAATGTAACCCTCTTCCACAAGTTTGGGAGCAGGCACATTACAAATCACCTGACCGTAGACTTCACCATCATTCATCCCAGGTTTGAAGATGCTGACAGAGTGCTTAGGTGTTGCTGTAAAGAAATAGCAACGCTCAGCATCATTGCTGAAGTGTTCTGTAGCAGGAAAGAAGTTACGCTTTACAGAGTTGTGTGCCTCATCAAAGTAGATGGTGTGAGCATTGATACCAGACTCCTGAACCCTGTGAAGAGAGTGGTAGGTGGTAAAGATCAGTTGCTTACGGTATGCCTGATCGCTCCACCGTTTGATGTAAGAAGACTTGGTACTGCTAAAGTGCTCAGTCTCACCGCTGTGAACGTGGAGAACAGCAGCATCTTCAATGTGCTCTAAGAACTCTGAGCACAACTGCTGTGCCAACAGGATACGAGGAGCAACTACAACGATGATGCCAGCATCATGAACAGCAAAGTGGTCAAGAGCATCCTGTATCATACACATGGTCTTACCACCACCTGTAGGGATGATGACTTGACCTTTGTTGTACTTCAACATCGCATCACATGCTTGACGCTGATGGGGACGAAGGGTGATGGTCATTGGGTTTGGTGTCTTGAAGATATTATAGCACGTCTCTACCGATGAACCCTATTGTGTTTTGAGCTCATGATGTTCCCATCAACCGCGACAAGGCAGAGTCTAAGGTCTTTTGGGACTTTTGTCAAGCTTTGTCCTGTTCAGACACATTACTGAAGAAAGTTGTGATAGAATATCTCCCGTACCCCTCGTAGTAATCCGAATCCTTTATTGACACTTTATTAACACCATGCCTTACCCACCCAGGAAACACAATCAATGAGTTATTATCACATCCATACTCATAATCATACTCAGGGAAGAACAAGTCTCCACCCCCATACTTTTTAGGTTCCTTATGGAAAAATGTAAATGCTAGGTATTGTGTTGACTTGTCGGTATGTGGACGGTAGTATTCCTTATCGTGGTAGTATCTAACCTTAGTGGCATCAAAGTTTGCCATCGGTGCGATAGAACAGCAGGGATGAACATCAGCAAAAGCATCAAGAACACCAGATGTGAATATCTTTCTATTCACTGTCAAGATGTTAGACATCGGTCTAAAGTTTGGATTACCATTGATACCATAATGTTTACCTGTAGAGTAATTTCTATACAGTTGATCTAGAATAATTGCACTAGAATTTGTATATCCAACAATGCCACCGAAATCCTCTGCTTTCATTAACTTGCCAGGTTTCGTATAAAAATCTAGTTCTTCCCAGATTAAATCTAGTTCATCTGGATTGTAGAAATTCTTGACTATAATATGTGGGAAAGGGTCTGGGTATTGAACCAACTTCAAAGTTTCTTTCATTCTTGTCCTCCATTATCTTGAACAACTGCCCATGTAGTTGCAATGTATTTTGTTCCACCAATAGGTGGATTACCTCTGTGAGTATGTGTAAACCCAGCAGGAAAGATAATCACATCTCCAGTGACTGCTTCTTCCCGTAAGTTTTGATACAAAAATTCTGTTTCTCCACCATCAAATTCGTCATTAAGATATACTTGAATGACAAAAGATCTTGGTGCTGAAATATATGAACCATTCTCATAATGCCAAGAATGGAATCCACCACCGGGAGGAATCTTTTTTAACTTACAGTCATATACAGCAAACTCGCTTGTCTGTAATAGACTGAACATGTTCACATATTCATCAATGCAAATCTTCATGTTGGGTAAGATTTGCTGTGATATTCTAGACGCAGCAGTTACGTCCAGATTAAAACCATTGTTTACATTTATTGTTTTATTGTCAACCTGATGAAGTCTTTCTCTGTCATAGAACAATAAATTATTGTTATCCAGATAGTCAATGTACTGTACTAAATCAGCACACTCTTTGCGTGAAAACGCACCACGATAGCGCACAACAAAATTATCAGACATAACAAAGTATTTTTAGATATTTATGCTACACCTGTGGCACTCGTATCTCCTGTGAGATCTCCTGCATTTGTAATATCAACCACGATGTTACCATTAGACCTACGAATAGCAGAACCATTTCCACCTGCTGCACCGATATTGCTACCGTCACCGGGACTGCCAGCATTTCCATTTTGAGGACTTTCTTGAGGATCGCCGCCACGTCCTCCAGACCCACCAAAAGCTTCATCAGCATTATTACCGCCTGCTCCACCTTCACCATTTTCCTCTAATTGTCCAGCACTACCATCATTGCCGGTTGTAACTTCATCTTCATTACCAGAACGTCTTCTTCCTCGGTCACCACCATTGCCAGCAGGCAAACCGGCACCACCACCACCGCCACCACCGCAAGCACTTCTATCAGCACCCCTATCAACCTGGCGAGCACCTGATCCACCACCTCCACCACCAAAACCACACCTTATTCTTCCACCACTTTGAATATTGACGGCAGTTTCTTCGTGTTCAATGCCTAGTGCGGAAGTTCCATTACCTCCACTGGTTGCACTATTACT